ACCACCTTGGGCGTCACTCGGAAGAACTTGGCCAGTCCCAGAACTGTATCACCAGGTCGTATCTTGTACTGAACAGCGCTAATCTCCTTGTACCAGTGGAAGTCGCCCGTCGAGTTTCCAAAATCATTCGAGGGTGCTACGAAACACATAACCTTGTAGAACCCCGGCTTGGGCCGAGCGTTGGGGTTTTTCATTTGGTACACGTTTCCAGGGTTATCAGCCAAAACGCGCTTCGCTATTCCTTCACATGTTCGGAACGTCATCCCATTCGTTGATATACCACTTCGGTTCCCAGGGACACTCTTCGATTGACGCACGGGAGAAAAGGACCCAAAGGCATAGTCATAGCAATTGTCGTGGACAACTCCGGTCGTTCCCCAGGGAGCCCACGTGTACTTGGGCGCATAGGGGTTCGGCTTCCCTTTGGTCAGGGCAGTCCTGTTCGACTTACCAGGAGCAAGCCGGGCCTTGGCGCCTGTGTAACTTGTTAATTTGTTGACGCCCGCCTTGATCTGATTTCCTCGTTTGGTTCTCAGGACGGGTTTCTTTTTCAGGGCCAGGTACTTCATCTTACTATTAGGAACTTTTTTTCTGTGTTTCTAATAAAAAGATGCTGAATATTCTCCAGTCCCGTAGCAAGAAGGAGGCTTTGTATAACCTGATTGTTCTGGCCATTTACATTATCATCATGACTCTTTTGCTCCGCTTCCTGTGGAACCAGTCCCTGGTCAAGCACGTGAGCATCCTCAAGCCAGTGGACTCTTTGTGGCACACCTTCCTGTTGGCGGTGGCCGTCGCTGCGTTCCGGGGTTGAGCGTCAGTTCCGTAGGAACTGTCCTCGCGAAAGCTTTTTAAAACGAAAAAGACCCCTTCGGGGCTAGGGAGACCCGGGTCCGGGTTCAAGTGCAAAGCACTTGCCCTCCACTCACCCCCCTAGACCTCATTGTACCCAACCTTGATGACGTTATCGACCAGCAAAGTAGGGAACCCAGACACAAAGTCAGGACACTGACCCTGCTTACAATCCACGAATGTGTATGGAAGACCGTTATCAATCAGGTACTTTTCCTGCTTGACACACCACGGACACGTCTTGGACCCATACACGATGATGTTGCCCTTGTCTGGAGGGGTCAGAGCGTCCCCGAAGGACACCGCCTTGGTGAACAACAGAATGACCAGAAGCACCAAGAGGCCGATAATGATAAGGTCCTTACGCTTCAACATTTACTATATTCAACCAAAAAGTTTTTCAACGATCGCAGCCTTGGAGCGCGCCCCCTTGAGGCTCACGCCGTGACGCTTTGCAAAGTTTTTGAGGTACGTGAGAGGGATGGAAGCTCCATCCGCATATACGAGGCGACCGCTCGGTGCCTTGATCCTCATACGGCCCGACCCTGGGCTCTTTTTAGCACCCGCCACCGCCCGACGGAGACGGACGTTAGACGTCTCACGGGCTCGAGGGCTCGTGTTCGACTTGCGCACTGGACTTGGAGTCTTCCGCTTTGGAGCCGCCTTGGGTGTCCTCCGCCTGGGACTTGCTGAGAATGGCTGAAGCCCCTTACCGAGCCTATTCTGTATGATACTCCGCGCCCTGTTACGTGCCCGAGACTCGACGTTATACACGGTCTCTGTGTTATACGGGACTAGACCAGCCTTGATTTTTACCCACATATTAGTGAAACGCGGGTCCTTCAAGACATTCTTGGGAATCTTCGCTCGGGCCATGGCGATGATCTGTCCGTGACCACCCTTAACACGTGCCGTGGCGTTGTTCGCCCGCTTGGGTGGGGACTTTTTGACAGACGCACGGAGTCGTACAGCCCGGTTCCTCGTTTTCGGACTCAATTTGAAGAGTTGATTACGTGTCAAGGCTATGAGCTCGGCATTCGTGTAGTTCCGCGCCTTGTTCGGGCTTGGCTTTCGGGCTCGGACCGGTGTACGGTTCCGGGGCGGGGTCAACACCCGACCCGTCTTGCGGAGTCGGCCTTTAGCACTTGCCAACTGAGGACTTGAAACGAATTTTGTACGCAAATAGGGCATTCTGAAAAGAGCATCAAGTGTTGGAAGACCTGGACACGGGTCTTCATATTTTAGACGGAAATCGTTGACGTGCATATCCGTCTTCCCTCTGTATCCGGGTGGAACCGCCTTGTCGAGGAACGCCAAGGTCTTGGGGAACTTGGCCGGAGTTTTCAGGGTTATATCACGGAGCTCGTTCAAAATGAGGTGATGGTCGTACCGAGCGTCCGTCTTGGGTCCTACGCCGTAATGAGAAGCGGTCGTCGTCCCGTTGGCTGTGTTGACTGCTGGATTCGTTCCCTTGGCTTTGAGACGGGCCCACCCAAAGTCAGCAATAAGGAACCCACGTTTGCGTGATACGAAGATGTTGTCCATGTGCAAATCATTGTGTCTAAAATAAGGATACTTGTCTTGTATCTTGCGGAGCGTCTCGAGTACCTGTTTGATAATTTGGTGCATCGTCGCGTCCGTGGCGGCGTTCCGACTGAGCCAATGATTCAAACTGCCACCTTCGCATAGTTCCATGACGATAATGTTCTGTTTTGAATGGTCATAGTAAGGTTTGTTCAAGTTTGGAATATTCTTGAGGTTCTTTGAAGGGACGAAATCCAGGGCGCGAATGTGAGAATAAACCTTGACAACACCTCCGGGCGCGGCTTTATAACACTTGGAGTTCAACTCGTACTCCACGTCTCCGGGTTGAGACTCCCCGCGTTTCTTGGATTGACCATCATATGGTAAAACTTTAAGGACCAAACGAATCTTACCCTGACGCGCAGAGTAGGCCCTCCCCTGGCGACCCGAGCCGATACTGACCATGTTCCGAAGACTCTTTTTGAAATTTGAAGCGCTCAAATTCGTCTTGGGTGTACCTACGTTCGCGGGGCTCGCAACACCTGCGTACTTGGGCGACTCGTACTTAAAGAAATTGCTCGGACTCGTGCGTACAAGGACGGGCGCGAACGGGTCATAGGCGCGCTTCGCGGCGGATGGTATTCTGACGGGTGCGCGCTTTCCCTTGTAGCGGTTCGGCTTGGCCACCTTGTTTGGATGGGCCCTGAGCCAACGCGCCGCCTCCGCCTTGGTTGTTATGGTTTTGGGGATGTTAATCTCTGTGTTACCTGCGTTGTTACGACGATACACATAGTGACGACCGTTACGATTTGCGATTTTAAATTGTCTGGAGTCTATCCAGCTCATTTATATCTATTACACATATTTTTAGTTTCGGGTCTGTTTTTCACATTTCAAATTTTGGGATACGGGAAAGTCCGAAGGAGGACCTATGGTCCGACGGGAAACCAAGGGTTTCCCTTGACTTTGACTCTTGGGGGATCACGAGTCCGGTGGACTCGGTCTCACTGCTCGGGATCAGTCTCGTACTCGATGGCCTCGTCCTCAGCAGCCTCGCTTCCCTTGTCGGAGACGGGCTCATCAGCCGCGGCAAGAAACGCACACGGCTTGAGCTTGTTGGTCGGCGCGAACATAACCTGGTGGACGCGGATCGAAACACCGACACCAGCCGGCGTGCGCCAAATCTGGTTGATCTCGATGATGGCACTCACAGCCTGACCCTTCTCGAGAGTCGTCAGAGGCACGGACTCACGCTTGGAGTTCCAAGCCTCAGTCGCCAAGTTGCCCGTCTTGGGGTCGGTGATCACCTTCAGATTCAGGATCGGCGCGTAGCCCTCCTTGGTCGCAGCCTTGACGGGCGACTTGTACATACCCTCGGCAATGACCTCGCGGGACATCTTCTTGCCCAGAAGTTCCTCAGAGTGCTCGGTGATATAGTCCAGGACGCGCGCGTCCAACTTGGCAAAAGCCTCCAGGACCTCGGGCTTATCAAGGCTCAAAGGCAGAGTGTAGCTGACGCGGCCAGACGCCTCGTCCTTGTACTCACTGAGGCCAAATGGGGCACGAAGCTGAGGCATCTGAAAAATCAACTTGCCACCGCCAACCTGGTTCAGGTACACCGCCTTGCCGCCCTTGGCATTCTTGCGAACATCGCTGAAGGAAACGTTGGAAGCGTTGAAAGCATTGAACATCTGGAGAGTTGCCATCTTGTGTGTTCTACTATAGGAGAGCTTGGACCCCTTAAGCCTTGTTTGGACCTTTTTTTCTCGGCTTCCAGTAAGACATGGACAGGCTGAGAGCTTTAAGGAACAGGGCACGGGGTCGCGCCCCAGCCCCAAAAATTCCCACGACGGTCGTCAACCAGGTCAGCAATAAAGACGCGGCCGTCGAGGCGGCTGTTATGAAATACGTGACGGATTTTAGAAATATGCAGAGTATGGCCAAGAACAACAGCCTATACAATAAAAACGCCTTCAAACCCCTCAACATCAACAAGCCACTCGTGCTGGCTCTTCGCAACTACATAGCGGCCAAAAGTAACTTTGCCCGTCTTGCGAATGTGGGACCAGCTAAAGTTTCTTCGAAAAATGTGACGAATGCGGCAAACAAGGCAATTGCGGCTGCAAATAACGCAAGTAAAAATCTCAGCAATGTCGCTAAGCTTCGAACAGCGGTAGCAAACATAGGACCACTCGTGGAAACTGCAAATCAAATGCATAAACAACTAAACAATGGTCCTAACAAAAACGCAGCAAAGGCTAAAATAAATCAAGCCCAGAAAAAGTTTGCAAATCTCAAGAACGCCCTGAACGCGGCTGAAAAGACGGCTGGAACTGGCGCAAAACCTGTTGGTCCAACGGCGATAACGGCAGCTGCTAACGCGGCAGCAGCACAGGCCAAGGCGAATCAGGCTATTGCATTTATTCTAAAGGCGGCTCGGCCGTTCTGGGGCTATCATGGAGGCGGCGTCATACCATCACGCGGAAGAAACTATGCAAACAACATAGTCAAGAAAGTTCCAAGGAATATGATAAATGGTATCAACTTGAATGCGCTAAAAGCTGCACTCAATAGATCTAACAATGCAGCCAAGAATGCAAACGGCAAGAAACTCACACTCAATACTCTAGAACTGCTTTACGCTGCTCCTCCCGCTCCCGCCGCCGCTCCTCCCGCTGCCGCCGCCAACATCTACTCGGCATTGTCAGCTAATAATCTTTTAAAGTTCAACCGGGCACAACTAAACACTAACAATAAAAAGACTCAGTTCTTGGCCGCCGTAAACGCCAAAATCGGCAGCATGGGAACCACCAACCTTATGAGACAACCTTTGCTCGCCCTGAGAAGCCAGATCTAGGTAACACAATAAATTCTCAGTACATAGTACCAAATGGACTGGCAGAAGAAGATCGTTCCCTTTGCCGTGTTTTTCGTGGTGGCCAACCCAGCCACCTTCAAGCTGACTCGGTCCGTGGCTGGCAGCTGGGTCGCGGCGGCTGACGGTCTCCCCACGACCGCGGGTCTTTTGTTGCACGCCCTGGTCTTCGTCATCGTCGCTCACTTCCTGTGGCGCGTTATATACGGGAAGAAGAGCTCTGGCTTTGGCGGGTGGCAGAACAAGATGAATGGAAACGCATTCACGTCTCAGCAGTTGGCTCAGCAGAACATTCGTACCGTCCAGGGCACGGCCGACCCCGGAGACTTTGACGACGGTGCTGATTGTCAGTAGGAACAAAACTCTCTGTAATTACTAAATGAGCTTGAACTACCTGATCCCCTTTGTGGCCTATGTGGTCATTGCGAACCCAGCCGCGTATAAGGCGGTCCGAGGGGTCTTGGGAAGTTGGGTCGCGAACGCAGAAGGTCTGCCAACAAACGCAGGTCTTGTGCTTCACGCAATTGTTTTCATACTCGTCGTCGGTTTTCTGATGCGTCTTTTGATACCGCACAAGTCGAACTTTTACGGGCCCAAGATGGCCGGGGAGTACTGTGACAGCGGTGACGAGTGCTATCACACGTGCTATGGGGGACGCTGCAATTAGACCGTAGACCTCTGTGGAATTCCCTGAACATCCTAATTAATACAGGTCGGTTGACAACACTCTGCAGGACATTTAAACATGACGTTGTTATCAAGCATCGCACACACCTGCGTCGGTTTGTCGCTTGACATGGTCGCGTCCGTGTTTGGAAAGCACGTACACCCAACAGGGCACTTTGCACCAATCATAGTACTATCAGGAAGTGGAATACCAGAACTTGTTGAAGACTCTGGACTTGGCGCTTCACTTGCGTTATATAATATGACGGCAACAGCAGCCACGAATAACACAAGAGAAACTATAAAGAGAAAGATGGCAAACCCATCCATTTAATTTGTATCAACATATTAAATGAGTGCTCTTCTTGCCATACTGGTCTTTGCTGCCGTGGCCAGCCCCGCGTCATACAAGACGACCCGTCAGATTGGAACTTGGATAGCCGGTCCAGACGGCGTTCCAACCATCCCAGGCCTTTTGCTCCACGGCCTCGTCTTTGTTATTCTCATGGTTCTATTGGGTTCCCTGTTTGGCAAGCGCTCAGGGTACTTGAGTGCCGCCGGTCTCACGTTCGAGACCCGGGATGACCAGGATGACCAGAACAATAAGCACTTCCAGGAGGACCGGTTTGTTTTTGATAAGTCAATTTAAATTCTTTTCGTATAGTAAATGTCCAAGCTCATCGTCCCAGGCGTTGCTTTCATGATTGCGTCTAGCCCAGAGACTTTCAAGCTGACTCGTAAAGTGTTTGGCTCGTGGGTCGGTAACTTTGAGGGTGTTGCGACCCCCGCCGGTCTGTTCCTACACATGCTTTTCTTCCTGCTTGTTCTGTTTTTGGTCGGCAAGTACCTTCCAATGATCGCACCTCAGGTGTCTGGATACACAGGTACCACGTGTCCCGCGGCCAAGACGTGCTCGTACAATAGCAATAGTAAAATGTATACGTGGAGTTGAAACTCCTCACCTCGGGGGCAACAGGGGACTACGTCCCCTGGCTAGAACTCCTCACCCCCGCCACTCGGAGTTCTTTAGAACTCCTCGTCAAACTTCATTTCGCTACTATCAGGCATAAACTTTGAATAATCACCGACCCGTTTCTCGAAGAAATTGGTCTTCCCTTCCAACGAGATGTTTTCCATCCAGTCGAAAGGGTTACTCAGACCATACATGGGTTTACACCCAAGCTGAGTCAGCAGTCGGTCCGCAACAAACATGATGTACTTGCCCATCTGGTCAGAATCCATACCTATGAGTTTACAAGGCAAAGCATCGGTAATAAACCCGTGTTCAATGTCGCAAGCCTCCGCGACGATGCGGCGAATAGTCTCCTCGTCCAATTTTGTTTTCAAATTCTTGTACAAGGTCACGGCAAACTCTTGGTGCATACCCTCGTCCCGTGAGATGAGCTCATTACTGAACGAGAGACCAGGCATGAGTCCTCGCTTTTTCAACCAAAATATAGCACAGAAGGACCCGCTAAAAAAGATACCCTCCACGCAAGCGAAAGCAACGAGGCGTTGGGGGAAAGGGGCCCCGGAGCCCAACCAACGGAGAGCCCACGCCGCCTTGCGCTTGACCGAAGAGACCGTCTCGATGGCTCGGAACAAATCCATCTTTTCCGCAGGGTCCTTGACCAGCTTATCAATCATGAGTGAATACGTCTCGGAGTGAATGCTTTCATTGAACGACTGATACGCGTAGAAGGACCGAGCCTCTGGGATCTGAACGTCCTTTGAAAAGTTCAAGTCGATATTTTCCATGACAATTCCGTCTGAAGCGGCAAAGAAGGCCAACACGTGTTTGATGAAGTGCTTTTCGTTAGCGTTCAGTTTGTCCCAATCCTTGAGGTCCGTAGCTAAATCAATCTCCTCGACCGTCCAGAAACTTGCAATAGCCTTTTTGTACAGTGCCCATAGGTCCGGGTACCTGATGGGGAAAGTTGTGAAACGGGATGTTGAGGGGGCGAGAACTGGATCCAGTTCGGCCGGGTCCTCCATTGTTACTATCACGTCCGACTTTTTTAAGGGACACTTAGAGATAATGTGTACTAGTACTATATGGACGTTGACCTTCGGCGTGTTGCCCTGCGAATCAAAATGCACAACGTCTCGGGAACCGTTGTGCATCACAACGCGCTTTTGAAGCGATATTTGGAACAAAAAGGAATCAAGTGTGAGCTCGTCAAGGGGTACTGCGTCATTGCAGAGACGAAGGAGGCGTGTGAGCACTACTGGGTCCGCGCGCCTCTCGAAAACTCGGAGAGTTTTCTCGACCTCGACCTGAGCTTCGAGGTGGCCAAACTCAAGAGCCCCGAACTCCAAGCTCTATATCCGGCTCTTCTAGATTCGATTGAGGGGATTCCGAACCTGATACGTTCGGACGAAAAGGAGTTTGTAATCCGCCACGAGAATGAGCGTCTTTTTGAGCTCTTTCAACGAGACCCCAAAGCCTTTTGGCGCGAGGCTCCCCAAGACGTGAGAGATTTCCGTATGACGACTCCGTAGAGTCCTTGCGGGGCGAACCCGTGACGGTCGCTGCCGCCATACTCAAGAGACTCATCTTTTCCTTTTTCGGAATCTGTGTAAAAGCCAAGTGATTCTCGAGGCTTTTTTCAACCGGGTTTCCTTGTTCGAGCGCCGTGTTAAACTCGGCGAAACAATCGGCCAAGAAAGCCTGTCCGTCCGTGACGCGATTCTCCATCTCTATCGAGAGCTCCTTGGAAATCTTGAGAGCCAAACGCTTCATGAGGAGCGCGGCCCGGACCGAGTTGGTCATCTTCTCGTTAATTTTGAGATACAATTGAATGGATCCAAGAACCCCCGTTCCCGAAGACAAGACGGCGTTCAGGATACTCACGTATTTTTGAGGTAAAAAGTCGTTCAGGGCTATGGCGCACAGAGCGTTCAGGGCTGATATGACCAGGATAGGAACGTTAAACTTGGACGCTAATTTTTGGTAATACAAATGGTCTTTATTATGGTGTTCCTGATACAGATTACACTGGTGCTCGAGCTTGGCCAGGAACTCCTGCTCGTCTGGGTGCCACCGAGCCCCGTCCGTCTTTGTCATCTTCTTGATATAACGCATCTAAAAAAGTCACGGAGTGACTTTCGCCCCGAGTTTTGTGGGGCTCCGCTGAGGCCAGTTGCTAGCGCAACTGCCCGTCATTAAAAGAATTTCCCGTCATTGTCAAACTCGACGAGCCCCTTGATCCGGTCAGGCAAACGACTCTTGACGCTCCGGTAGACCATGTTAAAAATAGGGTTCGAGTTGGTAATCTTGATCTTTTCGAGGAGACCCTTGTCCGGTCTGATCTCACACACGAGTTTCATGAGGTGGACGGCCGTCTCTGAATTTAGTTTTGAAATTGGGACCCCCTTGAGGTTCAACTCAACAATCTCCTTGAGCCCGTGTTTCTCCACGTAAGCATCGAGCTGTTCTATGACGGGCTTAATTTTGAGTGAAAAATTGGCCGCCTCGATAGCATCCTTTGGTTGGTTCTCAATGTATTTGCCCCCTAGGAACTCTATGTACAGATGTTTCCCCTGTGGATAAAAGACGAGGAGATCTGACATCTTGCGAATTTTACGCTTCCTTTTTTTAACTCTAATTGGTAATGAAGCTGGAACTTGCTGTCATAGCAGCCACATATGGGTTTTACATGGCGTTCGAACAGGGAGCCTACGAAGCCAGTTGGCGGGTCCACCTCTTTTCAATTGTAGCCCCTATTTTGATCCTAAAATACGTGAAGGACCTAGACCTCAGAGCTCGTGTTTTCATAATGACCATCTTGGCATGGAACATCATTGACATCCTAAATAACGCGATAGGAGAGCCCAAAAAAAATGAAGAGTTGGTACATAGACATGCTCATCCCAAGGGTGACGCATCAGGTGTGGATGCAGGGATGGGATCAACTCCCTCAGAAGTTCCACAAGAACGTGGAGAAACTCCACAGATTGAATCCGAATTGGGAGCACAAGAAATGGGACGAGAGCCAACTCAGGAAAGCGTGTGAAGAGTACGGTCCCGAATGTCTTGCACGCTATGACTCCTACGAGGTCATGATGCAGCGTGTGGATTTTGGTCGATATGTCATTTTGTACTTGTATGGTGGCGTGACGGTTGATTGTGACATGGAGGCTCTCAAACCTTTGGACAAAGTTCCTGATATTGAAACCGCACCACTCATAACGTGTAAAGCGAACGACTCGGTCGTAGAGACATCATTTGTGACGTATGGGCAAATCAAAAATGACGACTGGTTTATCAATAGTGCGTTTATATGTTGTGAACCAGGTAACCCAGATATGAAGCGCCTTATAGAGACTTGTATACATGACAAGACTCAGTGTGAAGATTATTGGTCCAAACCTTATTTTATTTCAACAACAACGGGTCCTATTCGCATATCGATAGCACTCAAAGATGCGAACATGACTATTCTGTACCCGGACGTCATAGAGTCAGAGTACGAAAACTCAAAAGCAGTATTTGTTCACGATCATCAATTTAGTTGGACCGATTCTGCAACAGCAGGATTTATAAAGGGATACCTATTTGTAAAGGAATATAAACAGCTATTCGTCCTATTTTTCACCATTATCATCTTTGCAATCTTGCTAAGAGGACAAAAATGAGTAAAACAAACATGATTTCGAGTCCATGAAAATATTCAAACCAGTGCGAAAGTGCGGACCCGTTCAACACCCGAAAAAGGTTAATCCCTATGGTACTTTGAAGCTGTAAATTCAAGTTTCCAGTGATTAACTTCTCATGTACTATGAATGTCCGAAGATTAAGTTTCGCTGCTATAAATTCATCTATTGCGCAGCCCATATCGTCTGGTTCCAAAAGATGAAGACGTTTTGCACACCTGTTTGAAATGATGTATCCGGCCATTGACAGTGACTTTCCAGTGAATAACATCGAGTCGTGTCTCGGTCCGTGTATTGGTCCAAACGTAAAAAGGTATATAATATCCCACTTGTATGGTTCTTCTATTTCTTCGAGATGTTTTTGTATATCTGAAGAAAGAGTCACATCATCCTCTAAAATAAATGAATTCTTGTACCCCTTGGCTACTATGTCTCTCCAAACACCAAGATGACTCGAGGCGCAACCCCAAGCCCCATCTTTCCCCATGGCTTTTCCATCACACGCTTTGAAAAATTCAACATCTATATCCAACTTTTCAAATTGTGTTTCCATATGTCGCCTTCTTTCTTTTGAACGTTCAAGATTTATGCAGTACACGTGATCAATCTTCATCTACTCTCGACCAATACAATTTTGTCAAGGAATTAACGTGATCATGTTTCTCATGAAAGGTGGGAGGAACCCACGGACCCCCTCTACGAGAGCATTGAAGAACTGTCCACCTCCCGATACCTCGCATTTTGAGAGTAAAATACAGTTCTTCGTGTGCTCATAGACGTTCCATATGATACGCATCATAGTCAGGGGTTTGATATTCGCGACCCGGACCCCTTCTAGGTCTGCCGTACACACCTGACGAAGTCCGTGTGTTAGACAGATTTCCTGAATTTGATCCAAAATTGGGTACAAGTCTTGACACATGGCATCCGTTTCTTCAGTTGTATCAGGCTGTATTTCTATGAGTTTTCCAACCAAGATGTCAACGTACAGAACCTTTGTATCTTGGTCGGGCCTGAAACGGAGCCAGGAGCAGCTCATCCTAGCTTGTGAATTTATTAAATAAATTGGATCATTTCGCGGAAGTACTTGGGAATGGCGAGACTGATGGGTCCATAAAGGGTCCTGAATATAAAGCCTGCGCCTTGAATCTCAATCTTTCGAAGGATGTTGTCCTCTTTTGTGTACTCGACAACCTCTTGACAAATACTCACGATCATTTTGAACCGTTCGATACCTATGAGACCCATACCCGCAAGGTCAGCCCTGATGATCATGTCCTTCGCCTTGGACCGAATCTCGTGTATGAGAGGCTTGATATCTTCGAGAGAAATACCCTCCTCGGGGTAGTCTCGCACCTTGAGGGTGACGATGCACGGCTCGGAGTCACAAAGTGACGGGTCGCGGCTCGGCCGCTCGACCCACTCACACGTCATAAAATCCATACCCTTTGTACAGATTTTGTGGCGTAGTTTTGAACGCTTTTTCATACAAAGTTATTAAACAAATATACCTAATATTTTGTACACTATCAAAGCACAGCACATAACAGCGGAAAACGTAATAGCCGATATCTTTTCGGCCTTTGTACTGTCAGTCTCTCCGGTCTTTTTGATATAAATTGTGTTGACATAAGGAACGAGGGTTCCTGTACACACCATACACGCCACGCACGCGACTAGCATGGAAAGAGGCTTTCCAAACTTGAGTACAAACGCCATACATTACATATAGAAATTAGTTTGCTCTCGCTGGGGCTTGAACCCAGGACCTTTGATACATAAGATCAACGCAATAACCTACTTTGCTACGAGAGCGTGGAGTTTTTCTCTTGAGAGAAAGTAATGGACAAACAAGTCATCAAGACCTTGGGTGTTGCTTGGGTCGGTGTCGCGTGTTTCGTGTTTGCGTACCTCGTGTCCATGACACTGGACGCGTTGACCCCCGAACTCGACGAGAGTAAACCTAATTGGAAAATATTTTTGGAGGTTTGTGTCCAGTTTGGAATCATAGGTGCGATTATTTATGGTTCACGTGTTTTCATCAAGAATATCCCCTTTCCGCTCGACGGATTCTCCGGATACGAGCACTCTGCGCTTGGTGAACTACGGAGCCTCCCTTTAATGGTTTTCATCTTCATGTTCTTCCAGCGTCGTACGCAAGACAAGATGAGACACCTTATGGGTGTCCGGCCGTATCCGCGTCTCTGAAAAAGACCATATAGGTCTCTTACGGCGGCAGGCGGGGGCCCGATCCGTCCGTGCCGTGGTGTCCGAGTGCCACAGGACTCCCCGAACAAGCGTCTTTGGAAGACCCAAACTCTTTGAAATACGCTTGACTGTTGCCGGCCCCTTTTGTTTCAGAAACTCAAGCACTATGGTATCCATTTGATACATCAAAACCCAAAAGCTTTAACTTTTCTTTGAACTCGGCATTCTCACCCTTTCCTGAAATTGTACGCCAAGACGCACTCATGGGGTCCTTGATGATGTCCTTGAGCAGGCCCACCTCGAGTCGTGTGAGCGTCATGGAACCCAAACGAAAGTCCTCGAAGGCTTCACACGTCACGGGGACGATGGGCTTGATACGCTCGTAGATCTGGGTCGCAAGGTCACGAATCTCCTTTTGGGCGTGATCCTCCATGCGTAGACTCAAAAAGTGAAGCAGGTTATGAAGGTCAATTTTCCAATAAAATTCAGTAAAGGTACACTGAGGCAGATGGGCCCGTGCCAGTTCGCGTGAGACCCCTTTCTCCAGAAGCTCGTCATAGACATGAAAGGCCAAGTCACACGAAGTCTTTTGCTTGGCCAACAGGTTCGGGGACTCGAAAGGTTCTTCGCCGCCTTGACCACGGGACACTGACTGCTTACGGAGCTGGTCAGGCAAGAAAAACTCGTCTGGAATGACCGAGTACCGAGCGCTCATCTCGTTGACCGAGGCTGTGCGGTGTCGAAGCCACTGACGCGCCACGTAGATGGGGGCCCGGATATGAAACTTGAACTCGACCATCTCGAAAGGGGTCGTGTGCTTGTGACGCATGAGGTACCGGATGAGCGCGCGGTCGTCACTCACGCTCTTCGTGCCTGCGCCGTAAGAGACGCGAGCGGACTGGACGATGGACTCGTCCGTGCCCATAGAATCAACGAGGCGAACGAAGCTCATTTTTGTTATTTCTACGCGGACTCTTTTTAACACTCTTTCGAAGTGAGTACCTGTGTCCCCGAACGAGAGTTGCGTATTTCTTTTTGACGATCCGTCCCTTTGGAAACTCGGGAACGCCCCGAGTCCACACACCGCCGAGTTTACGCATGATTCGCGTACTTATAGGAGTTTGGCCCTTGGGAACAAGCTGGTTCAAGTTTATACCGTACTGCCACAGGGGAACGCCCGCAGCAAGCGCCGCGCGAACCCCGTAGTTTCGAAGACGGGTCCCGAGCCCTTGTCCGCGGTGAGCGGCACTCGTGCGCCCGTACGCAAGCTCAACGCCGCGGTTATTGGAGGATGGTAAAAAGTTGACGACGGCTCCTCCGTTTGCGTAGGAAATACGCGTATAAAAGTTTTTGATATTGACTTTCAAGTTTTTGTTGTGTTGCGTAATCTCCAAGAGATGGTTCAGAAACCTCTCGTAGGGTCCGTTCATTATTATTAGCAAAGCATTTTTTAGTTGGGACGGCATCTAAAAAACGCTCCCAACAGGGTTCGAACCTGTGACCTTCAGGTCTCAGCCGTCGAAGTGCAAGCACTTCTCCTAACAGCCTGACGCGTCTACCAACTGAGCTATAGGAGCAGAAGGGAAACGCAAGTTTCCCGACGGATGCTTACGCATCCTCCGACCTACCAGAATCGAACTGGTATCAGCGGGACTACAATCCGCGGTTCTGCCATTAAACTAAGGTCGGTCGGGCAGTTTAACGACTTACCCAGGTCCACCGGAGGGAACTTTTCCAAGTTTCCTCACATATTAAAAATCTTCTTCACACCCTGAATATCCGTGCGACACCCAGGGCACGTGCGTTTCATTCGAGTACTCGTCCAGCACGTTGCACAGACCGTGTGGCCACATGGGTCAATAAATAGGTCAATAAGCCGGTCTTGGCAAATAAAACACAAAAACTTGGCGTACCTTTCAGCCTCGGTGTTCTGCAGCACAGTCTCCATCGCTTCAACCTTCCCCTTGAGTTCCCCACATTGTTGAGTCAGGGCGACGATGCCCGATTCGGACTCGTAGTTGTCTACGACTGATACGAGTCTGGCCTTTAAGTCTTCAGAGGGAACTGATTCTATAATCAATTTAGAAATTTGAGCACTCTTTTGAAGCTCCTCGAGTTCGCTCAACTTGATACCGAGGTCACGCTTTTCCTTGGCAAATTTACGTTTAAAAACCCCAAGTTCCTTTTCAAAGTCTTTCCAAGACTCGTCGAGTTCACACTGGATGGTTGGAACTTCAGGGGGTCTTGGCTGACGGACAATAGGTGCAAACCCACTCAGAGCCTCGAGCGTCGCCTCGAGCATGGCTTGTGATGGGTCAATGTATGAAAAAGCCATCTGACCTTTGCACAGACTAGTTTTCTATTTTTTATCCGCGCTCTTATTAAATGCCGGTGATACTCTCGGATGTATTGCTCTTCGTTGTAGGTCTTTCGATGATCCTCATAGGTCTTCAGTCCTTCCTCGACAAGGACAAGCGCCAAGTGTCTTCCGAAGTTATCAGGGCAACCTTCCTGATGGTCACCGGAATTTACCTTCTAAATTACTGGTATACCGGAGTCAGCACGGGCTCCAGCAGCAACTCGGGCTCTTACTACTCTTAGACGACATGAATTCATAGATAGCCTCAAAAGACCTTGACTCACTCAAGAGTCTTGCAGAGCCTCCACACATCTGCATGATCGTCTTTGTATCCTCAAGAGACAGATCAAAAGTACATAGGTCTTCCAGGAGGTCCATCGGGGTCTTGTACTCGATTTTTTCAATTTGTACGAAAATTCGTTGAAGAGACACAATCCGCGTCTTATCCAAAATCTCTTCTATACCCGCCTCGGGATTCATCTTCTGAATGTACTTTACCAGGTCAGGACCTGTCAGAGAGTCCATTTATTTTGTAATAATATATAAATGGTTGACTCTAAGCCTGATCTGGCTTTCATGGTCCTACTGGTTCTCATGTTGGCGGCCCTGGGTGTCAGCAACTTTGTCGAGGCGGGTACTCAAACCGATAACAAGATGGGCCGTCGTTTCTTCGGTCTTTTGTACATTGTGTTTGCTCTCGGTCTAATTGTATATAAAATAAGCCACCCTTAGATGGGTAATGAAGAGAATGGAACACGGAAACTCGAAGAGTTTCCGCCACCTCGTAGGACACATCGATGGCATTTGGGTCTCGTGTGTTGACCATCTCGAGGGAATTATGAATCGAATCGCTGAAAAGTGCGGGTTCACAGTCGTGAGCAGAGCTTTTCACCAATTTGAGCCTCACGGGGCGACAGGCGTTCTGGTCTTGGCCGAAAGCCATTTCAGTGCCCATACGTACCCGGAACTGAACATGATTTATATCGACGTGTTTTGTTGTTCCCCGCATTTCAATCCTGAAAAGTGCATGTCCATCATTGAAGAGGAGTTTTCGGCCGATTCGTCCAAGTGGCAAGTCATCAGTCGGTGACGAGAGCTTATATCCAACTCCTGACGCGGAATATCTGGAAAGGCGTATTCACAAACGCTAATCTTTTTACACTTTTCAATAAATGTCCTGGGGTCCATAACACCTTTCATGTAGTTGCACGCCCAGCAGCACGGTACTGTATTTTCAGTAGTGTAGTTACCCTGTTGATTCAGGCGGTCTATACCGTTTAGCCGAGTTTCAAGGTCAAGGTGACCACAATATACACACGGGCTCGTCATCATTTTTTCAGCTTCTTCGTGAGTTAGTTTCCATTCACGTCCCTTGGACGCCGCACTGCGCCTATAAGTTCCTATTCTATCATTTATGTTTAACTTCTTCCACTGAGAAACTCTCTCTTTCGTCTTGTCGTTCTTTGACCATTCACATTTTTGTTCTAAATTATGTTCCTCGACTATACCGGTCTTTTTCTTTTCCCTATGCTTCTTGGAATATTCTGCACTTTTCTCCTTTTGTAATTCATCGTGTTTTTCTTTGCGTTCTGGTTTTTTATCGTTTTTACGACCCTTTTCTCGGCATTTACCACAAGTCTTGAAAACTCGCCCATTTTCGTTCTCGAATTCTGAGAGAGGTTGAGGTGCTCTGGTGCAGTTTGTACATTTCTTCACGCCCTCCGCCATAATGTATGGGAGGACTTTATTCTTTAAGTCTCTGACCCAAAAGTCTTGAACACTTTTGGGCCTGAGGCCCGGGCGAACCCGGAAGGCCGTTTTTAATGATAAAATATAAATATAACAGTCCACCCATCAATTTGAGAAGGCCAAGCCTCCCATGCCCGATTGAATTCGGAGAATGTTGTAGTTCACCGCGAACATCTTCTGCAGAGGAGTGGTGGCCGCGCCCTTGATGTTGATCGCCACCTGGGCGTTATCAATGCGAGAGAAGTTGCAAGTGCCGGTGGGCTGGTGCTCCTCGGGCTGCAGCGCGAAGCTGTAGCAGTACACACCGGGGTATGGCACACCGCTGTGGTACACGTATGGCTGGTACTGGTTGAAGTACTTGCCCTGCTGCTCCTTGAAGCGGTCCTGGCCGTTCAGCACCAGCTTGAAGTTGTACAGGGGGCCGACCTCGACGTTGGAAGAGCCCGTCACGTTGGAAGAGCCCTCCTCGATCCAAGAGGCGTTGGAAGTGGCGGCGATGCGAGGGCAACCGATGGTGTGGGGCAAAGCACCCTGAGAAATGGTCGACCAAGCGTTGCAAGTCACCTGCACGTTGGACGCGCTGGTGGAGAAGTTCCACAGAGAGTTGTAGGCGATAGAGCTGGTGTTGATGTAGCACCAGATCAGCTCCTTCACTGGGTGGTTGAAGGACAGACGGATGGTCTGGGCAGTCGCGGACGCGGCCAGGCCTGGGGTGCCCGCCAGAGTGATGGAATCACCGCCGGTGTGCTGCACCTGCTCGATCAGGTACTCGTGGCCCTTCTGGGCGAAGCGGCGACGCTCCTCCGTGTCCAGGTACACGTAGTTGGCCCACACCTCGAACACGGTGGCACCGCTGGTTGGGGTGAAGTAGCTGCTGAAGTAGCTGGTCAGGTCGAAGTCGAGGCGGACCTCGTGGTACTGCAGGGCAATCAGGGGCAGGTACAGGCCGGGGTTGCGGTTGAAGAAGAACAGCAGGGGCAGGTACACGCTGTTGGGGTTGGCGGTATCCGTAATTGGGCTGGGGCTGGAAGTCATCTTGCCGTAGTTGATCTTCTCGGACTCGGAGAGGAACAGCTCGGCGTACAGGCGCCACCAGGTCTGGTAGTGCTTGTCAATGCGCTGACCACCGATGGTCAGCTCAATGTCAGCGACGGAACGCTCGGCAACCCAGCACATGTCGAAGGTGGCGTTGGTCGACGTCAGGTTGGCGCTGGTCAGAGGGGTGGGCACAAGGCGAATGTACATGTCACCGACCAGGTCGCCGTTACGGGCGATGGTCACGGACACGCGGCCACCGTTGGATGGGGTGCCGTTCACCGTCTGCTGGATGTTCTCCATCGCAAAGTTGGTGTGGCGCTTGTACACAGCCTGGAAAAAGGTCACCTTTGGCTGACCGGTCAAATAAACGTCCTGAGCACCGTAAGCAACGAGTTGCATCAACCCCCCGGCCATGATTCGCTTGGTACTAGTACCCAAGAAAAAAATTTAGATGACTTTCCATTTAAACCCGCCCGCAGATCTCCCCTTCCCTTTACAACACCTTCCTATATGCGAACGGTCTGCACCGGTTTTATCTGAAGCCTCTCGAAGCGTGTCGAACTCTTGAATTAGTGTCTTCAAGTCAAAAGACCATTGCTGAACCTTGTTGAACTTTAGAACATTTTTGGTCTCCACATCATCGGGGTCCACAAACTTCCAATGAAACCCTCCTGCCGTCTTGCGCTCCCCTCTGCACACCTTCGGTATGTGCCCTGACTCCGCTCCCGTCTCCTTCGCTGCTTCCTCGACCGACTCGAACGTCCTGAAGAGCTCCTTGCCGTCCCTGGACCATTGCTGAACCGCCTTGGCGTTCGCCTCCTTGAGTAACTCCCGAGCCTCCTCCGTATGGTGCTTCCCGAACATCGCGTGGCGCTCCCCTGACCTCATGGAACTCATGAGTTCCTTCGTATCTTCGTGAAGGACCTTGTTCCTGTTCCCACCCGTCTCGTTGTTGTACCCGTTGGGTGCGAGTGTGTTCCGCTTCGCAATCTCCTGAATCTCAAGCTCGTCTAGACGCTCTTTCCAGTTCCCCTCTTTTGGAAAACTGTAAAGAATTTCGATCGTAAATTGGTCCCATCCATACAAACGAATAGCGTTGTACAAGTGTCTCTTGCGTCCGTTATTCACATCGGCCATGTGACCGTTCAGACGCACCTGAAAGTCGTCCTGGACCGTCTGACCTATGTATTCATGGAATGGTTCTATTTTGCATTTTATAGAGTATACAAAGGGCATCAACCTATTATTAGTATTACGTATTTCTTTAGTTCGCGAACGCAAGACCGCCAAGACCCGATTGCACGCGAAGGATATTGTAGTTGACCGCAAACATCCGTTGGCTCAAGGCTGGCATACCCGTCTTTAGATTCACGGCGATTTGGGCCATATCGATACGGCTGAAATTGCACGTACCGCTCGGCTGGAGATCCTCAGGCTTGAGGGCGAACGAGTACACGTAGATGCCCGGGTAAGGAATACCAGTGTGGTACTGGTACGGCTGGTACTGGTTAAAGTACTTACCGAACTGGGGCACGAAACGGTCCGTGCCGTTGAGAATGATCTTCGCTTGATGCAGAGGGCCCACCTCCTGGCCGAACGCCGTGTTGCTCGAGGCGATGGGAATACCAGACTCGACCCAGAAGACGTTACCCGATAGAACGTTCGATTGGACGGCAATGGACGAGCCAGATGTGATGGTCGCACCAGAAACAACAGAACCAGTCGTGGCGGTCACGTACAAATTAGATACAAAAGGAGACGGAACGTAAAGAACCGGTGAGCCCACGTGGGCCGGAGAGAAAGGAGCCAGAGAACCTGCTAGCTTGGATGGGTCCACGGTCACGTTGACGTTCGACACGTTCGAGCAAAAGTTCCACATGGAATTGGGGTTGGTCGAAAAGGCTGGAACCTGGTAACACCAGATGAGCTCCTTGACGGGGTGATTGTACTGCATACGAATCACGCTGGGCGTGTTCTCGTTGGTCGAACCGACGGGGTCGGCATTCACGTACTGGACCTGTTCGATGAGGTACTCGGCGGGCTTCTTGGCCACCTTATCACGCTCCTCGGTATCCAGGTACACGTAGTTTGCCCAGACGGCGAATGGATTTCCGCCAAAATAGCTTGCGTACTGAGGACTGATGGTAAAATCGATACGGACCTCGTGGTACTGGAGAGCCACGAGTGGCAAAAACAGACCGGGGTTGCGATTGAACCAGAAAATGAGGGGCAGGTACACGTAGCTTGGAGACGTGATGGAGTTTGTTGGAGAAGGACACGAGGTCAACTTGCCATAGTTCTGCTTCTTGGTGTCATTCAGGAACACCTCGGCATACAGACGAAACCAGGTCTGGTAGTGTTTATCGATGGACTGACCGCCGATGAAAACCTCTACGGAGGTGAAAGCCCGCTCAGCAACCCAGGCCATATCAGCCACGTTATTGTTCGAGGTCAAATTGGAAGTGTTTGTGGGAGTTGGCTGAAGGACCACAAACATATCACCGACCAAGTCGCCTGAGCGAGCGAGCGTCACAGAAGCCAGACCACCAGAACCTATGTTACCGGCCACAGTCTGCTGCACGGTTTCCATTGCGAAATTGGTGTGACGCTTATAGGCCGTCTGGAAAAAGGTCACTTTGGGCTCACCGGTCAGGTACACGTCCTGCGCGCCATAGGCGACGAGTTGCATAAGAGCGCCCCCAGGCATTTACTATTCGCTGCGAAAATATTCAAGACCTTTTTCCTACAAGAATAGTACAAAATGTCTCGCCCACGTGCACCCCCACCCAAGATTGTCCAGCAGCCCGAGCCCGAGGAAGAGGATGAGGACGAGGAAATGGATTTCGAGGAGGGCGTCGATATGTTCGAGGCGCTTGGAAGTCTGCTTGCCACCGAGGAGGGCGAAACCATCGCGACTGCCCTGGTGAGCCTGAAGGATGCTGCCGAGAAGATTGCCCTGAACCTGGAGATGCACAATAAGCTCATGGTCAAGATTGCTGCGGCTCTGAACAAGATGGTTCCAGCGCCTGCTCCAGTCCTGGCAGATGCTTGAAAGGGCGCTTAAAAAAGTCTCGCGCTATTCTATCAATGTCTAAGGCGTCCACACAGAAGAAGGCGGCTCCCGTCCCAGATGGAAGTGTCTACCAAAAGGAAATCAACTCGTGGACTGCTGAGGATCTAAACAACAAGCTGAACGATTGTGAGCGAAATTTGTTCCTAAATATGCAAAATACAGACAGACGCCAAGAGATTTACTCCAAGTTGGCGACCAAGTGGCTTCCGGCCAGTCCCAGGCGGGACGAGTATGGTCTTCCTATCGATATCGACAAGGAAGATCTCGAGCGTATGCTTGAGAAGAAGCGCATAACAGTCAACATTTGTGGCTACATGCTTGCCCGTGCCGAGCTTTTGGAAATTACCAAGTCCGAGACGGAGGACCTAAATGGAGATAAGATGAGTTATGAGCGGCGTATCAAGCGGTTCCGCGAGTGTTACAAGACGGTCGTGAACAAGTTTATTGAGAATGATACCGAGTACAAGATGTTCAACCAGCCTCTGGTTGAGAATCCTGACGTGGACTTTGACCTGGGCGAGTCGACCAGTGCGTACCAGACGCTCCTCATTTACCTTTTGAAACAAGCGTACAAGAATGGGTACAGGCGGTACCGAGACCAGTGTTGCAAGGAGATTCGCAACACGCGAGCTTGGAAACCCGTCAAGGAGATCAAGGACTTTGTGTATGACGAGACCCAAAAGGAGGATAACGCGGAGATGTGGATGAATCTGACGAATCGTGGAAATATGGCCAACGACGTGATTCGACACTTGTCAAACTGCAAGGACATTCAGTTTTCTGAAATCAAAAAGGACCGCCACGTCTGGTCCTTTGAGAATGGGCTTTTGGACGCTCGGCCCATAGACGAGAACCGAGACCCCGAGACGGGCGCTCGTCAGTTTACGTTTTACGAGTACACCTCGAAAGAGTTTCACGAGTTGGACCCAGAACTCGTGTCGTGTAAATACTTCGACTTGCCTTTTGACCCACACCACGAGGTTGAAGATTGGTACCGGATTGAAACGCCCAATTTTCAGAAGGTTCTGGATTACCAGCGGTTCGACGAGTCCGTGTGTCGGTGGATTTACGTCTTCATGGGTCGTCTGTGCTATGACGTCAACGAGCTGGACGGGTGGCAAATCATCCCTTTCCTCAAGGGTATCGCGCAGTCTGGCAAGTCGACCCTGATCACCAAGGTGGCCCGCAAGTTTTACGAGTGTGAGGACGTGGCGACCCTGTCGAACAATATTGAAAAGAAATTTGGTCTCCAAAGCATTTACAAGGGTTTCATGTTTATTAGCCCTGAAATCAAGGGGGATTTGCAGCTCGAGCAGGCCGAGTTTCAATCGCTCGTGTCCGGGGAGGACGTCTCCGTGGCTCGCAAGTGCGAGACGGCTGTGAGCGTTCAGTGGAAGACGCCAGGCATCTTGGGCGGGAACGAGGTCCCCAACTGGAAGGACAACTCCGGGTCCATCCTGCGTCGTTTGGCGACGGTCAATTTTGGACGCCAGATTGCGCCGGAAGTGGCTGACCCACACTTGGACGACAAGCTCGAGCTCGAGATGCCCGCCATCCTGTGCAAGTGTCTCCGGGCCTACCTGGACTATGCGCACAAGTATGCAGACAAGGACATCTGGAACGTGCTTCCGGCCTACTTCAAGCAAGTCCAGAACCAGATTGCGACCGTCACAAACTCGCTCCAGCACCTCCTGTGTTCAGAGAAGGTTCGGTTCGGCAAGGACCTGTGCGTGCCTCAGCGCATCTTCGTGGAGCGGTTCAATCAGCACTGCAAAGAGAATATGCTCGGTACGTTCAAGTTCAACCAGGACTTTTACGCAGGACCTTTCAGTTCGCGTGAAATCGAGGTCCGGACCGAGTCCCGTATTTGGAACGGAAACTCGTACTCGGCTCAGCCCTTCATCTTCGGACTCGACTTTGCTGAAAATTAAAATGTACCTAAATATCAGTTATGAGCATCAACGCGGCCGCCAGAAAGATCCAAGAGGCTTTCCGGCGGAAGCTTATTTTTACAAACAATCAAGGGGCATACAAAGTGTCCAAACCCGTGATCACCGCTCAGATCGTCTCATTCAAATTGCCGATCTTGTGGGCCCGCGTGTTCGAGTCCGAACCCAAGGGGTTTTCGGAGATTATGGGGTACACGGGGTCAGGCACTGCACCTGTCGTGCGTTGGGATGCCAAGGAACACCGGTGGCTCGGGAGCGTTGCAGGGGTCAAGAAACTCGTCGCCAAGTACCGCGCTGTGACCATCGTCGTGACCGATAAAGGCTTTGACGTGCTCGGCAAAGGCAACTACGAGCAGGCCCTCTTGGCCATCGTCAAGAGCGGGTGGGCACCCAAACTCCTTTTGAAGGCTCCACCCACTTACAAAAAGATTGATGGGATGTTCAACGTCAATAAACGCTTTGACCTTGACGGACTCTGGGACGAGCTTCAGAAGCTCCCTGCGTCCATGCGCAAGAGCGTCAAACCCGACTTTGGGTACGGCGTTCGGGCCGTCTATCTGAAACTCAAGAAACCCGCATGGATCTATCAATTTTTTGAGAATGGAACCGTCCTCTTTTCCGGCATAAAGGACCCCAAGGACCTCGACCTGCCCCGTGAGCTCTTTTTCCAGTTTCTGAGTCCGACGTACGGCATGGCACCCGCCTTTGTGTTTCAGCGGGGGCGAAGCATGCTTACCAAGCCTCGGAAGAACGCGGGGGCGGCTGCGCGCGCCCGGGCCGCGAACAGGTACCCCTTGGTCGCCTCGTGGAACACCGTTCCGCCTCTTGGCTACTACGTGCGCCCGGGTCAGAACAATAAGCCCCGTCTGTACATGTGGGCTAAGATGGAGCGTCGACCCGAACTTCCGTACCCTGTCCAAGTAGGCTACTTGAAACTGACCGCCAAGAATGCGGCGACGGTCGCTCGGAGATACAAGGAGGTGGGCGTCGAACCCCCGCCCGCCACGAAACAGGTCTTTAAGGAGCTGGGCATTCCTTTGCCGACCCAGAACCTAGAGAAGCGTGCGGCGAACCGCGCCGAGCGTTCCGAATGGAACTTCGTCGACCCCGCGGGTAAGCGCTACGTTCGCCCCGGACCGGGCCACCAGCCTCGTGTCTATGACGTGCCCAAGGACAAAAAAGCCGGAGCCAAGACCGTGATAAAGGCCTATGCGGCGGCAAAACGCAACATCCCTTCGGCCGTCCGCACACTCTTCGGTATCGGCGCCAACGTCAAGACGGCGAACAACGCGGCGCCGAAACACAGAATCGAGATGGGTCTGAACAAGATTCTACGCATCAACGGGAAACAGGCGACCCGGATCCCCGCACCCGAACTCTTGGCCATTGCACGCAACCTAGACATCGCCCAAGTCAACTCTAAGAGTTCCAAGGCGACGCTTATAGGGTACATACAAGGCCGGGTGGGTGCGACACGGCCGAACCGGTCTGCAGACGCACTCGTCGATGGAATTTACTACAAATTTTTGAATAACGGTAAAGTCCGGAGAGTCACGGAGGAGGGTGTGGCGACCGAGCGCGAGTGGGCGACGCTCGGACCACAGATCCGTCAGAAGATTGCTCAGAAGATTTTGAGTCCTAATTTGTTCAAGGAATACAACTCGCTGAACTTGTCTGAGCGGTTCAATGCTATCCGGGCTGTTTTGTACGGGAAGAAAGAGACGGCGGCCAAGGCTGTGGCAAACAAGGCGGCGGCTAATAAAGCGGCAGCGAACAAGGCGGCGGCAAACGCCAAGGCGGCTGCTGAAAAGGCGGCGCGCAACGAGGCTGAGGAGAATGCTCTTACTCGTCTCATGGAGTGGAACATGACTCTGTACCAGAACCTCGGACCGGCATACAACAAGGACAATGCACGCAAGCTGATCAGAGCCCTGAACGGTCTGCCCAAGGGGGCAAAGGGTCAGCCACTCAAGAAGGACGTGGATGCTTTGTACAAGCGATACGTCAAGAATGCGTACCTGTTCAGAGGCCAAGAGATGCCCAAGAAACCCAAGGCGTCTCCGAACCGTCGGCTCAACTACGTGTATGCTATCCCCAAGAACGCGGTCAACTTATCCAATACGCTGGAGAGTCTGGGTATAAATACGCGGAAGAATATGACCTGGAATGAGATTCGTGTGGCCCTCAAGGGTAAAGTGAAACCCGCACAAATCAAGAAACTTCAGGAACAGTGGAAGAAGAACGTCATGAATAAAATCAAGTTTGGGGCTGTTGGACCTCTGAAGAGGAAGGTTCAGAGAGGGAAAGCGAAGTAGGGCGGACAGTTCCTACGGAACTGGACTGGCTGGCCTAGAGGAGTTTCATCAAGTCAAACACCTTGTACAGCAAGTTGAAAAGCTCAATTTTGTTTTGAATTTTAGTAGGGTCAATAATTTCCATTTCAATTTGGTACGTCTTATCATCGTCCGAGTCCTTATCGTCTGGGTTACCCGTTATGATCGTCATGTCGATACTCAAGTTCTTTCGAACAAACGACCAACGCTCCTTGGTCTTTTGCTCGGTACTCGTCTCCTCGCCGTCGTACTCAAAGGGAACCTCCGTGCTGATACCCAGACGCACGTCCAGAGGCTCGTTTGGCAATTGAAAATCATCAACCTTCACGCGGGGCTTGATTTCGCCCTTTTGCTCTTCCGTCTGCTCATTCACAGACAGCCTTTTCCCTCCGTCAAAATAGTACACAGTCACCTCCGAGTGGTCCGTAGACTCCCACCCTTCGTACCGGGTCAGAGCCTGTAGAACCTTCTGGAACGTCGGTTTGCCCACGTTGGTATCAAACTTGGTTCCGGACCTACGCCCGAACCTAATCTCGATTTCGGTATTTTCACTAGCCTTGTGCGTCTCGATCAGCTTTTCCCACCTCTCAAAGAGGAATTTGGCAGCCGGGTTGGCACCTTCACGAATCGCAAGACTCATTTTGTCTTAGAGATACAGCGCGTAATGTCTCTAAGACAAGATGCGAGGTCTATGGAACCTTGGCAATTCCTGTTATTTCAACACAGCCGTTCAGTGTTTGGCTCACGTGCCTCCACTCACAATGTTCCTCTTTGACGTGGAATACACTGGCCCATGTGAGATTACCCGCGAGTACCAAAAGGTTGTCAAGCAACTTTTCCTCAAGGGCAAGACGGACCCCGTGAGTCCGAGCGACTTGTTTGGGGCTTTCAAGGTTCGATACCCGCAGTTTGCCGATATGCGTCAACACGACGCCCAGGAGGTTATCCTCCACCTCATAGACGTTTTTGAACAGTCTCTTGGAAAGGAGTTTGTGACTGACATGTTCAACGGAGAGGAGACCCAGGTGACTACGTGGGAGGAAGGAAAGTCCGAGGTTCGAAACACATTCACAACCTTGCTCTTAGACGTGACAGAACCGTGTCGCCTCCAAGACCTCTTAAAGGATAGGACCGAACCAATTTTGGTTGAAAATTATACGGACAGTTCTGGAACGACACACCCACGTGTGGCCCTCCAGACCCGTGTGAGCCGTTGGCCCAAGTTTACGAGCTTTTCATTTTCGATGTACGATTACAAATTTCCGATCGAAATTCCTTTCGAGTTTGAAGGGCTCAAACTCTTTGCGTGTGTTATGCACCAAGGACACAAGAACGGGGGACACTATGCGCTACTCGTGAGACGGTTTGACAAATGGTACGTAAAAGACGATGATAAAGTGACTGAATTACCGGGTATACAAGTACTTCGCGGGGAGTTTTACCAAGCGTGGTACAGACCTGTACGATCCCTTACAGGGAACTGAACTCGGCAAGTTCAATTCCCTCCCGTATATTCACTATAGTCCTGAAATATGTGCGGCGGTTATTTGCATGCGTCTTGTCTGTTCTGATCTTCTCCACAAACCACCCCAAGTCCCCGTACCCACACTCCACGATAGTCCCGTCCGGAAGGTCTCGACGGACGTTGTGCAAGTGTAAACTAGCCTCTTTGTATGGAACCCCCTTGTCCTGTACAAAAAGGTCTGTCCCATTTTTGATACAAAAATCGATCGTGATACGATCCCGGGGTTTCCACTTGAACATGGTCTCGTGAGTTCCCGTACGTATAGGCTCGTTGACAGGAGTGAAGACCAGTCCGTCCGTCTCGTACTCGAACGAATTTAGATCTGGAATTGGATCTCCGAGGGTCCACATGGTCTTGACTCGAATCTCTAGGGGTGCATTTGCCGTCTTGATGATGGCTTTGATAACCTTGCGGGCGGCGTCTAAGCGTTCAGTAAGTGGCTTACGCGTCAAGTCTTCACCCTTGACTCTCACAGCGTCGTACACCATAAACAATACTTTGGAACTTTTCGTTTTGACGAGCTCACCATCCAGGAGTGTGTCTTTAGCAACGCGTACATTGACCTTTTCACATGCAAATGCGCGGTTCACAAGAAAGACGCCCTCGTCAGTACTTGCAAGTAGGTGGCGCACACCATCCGTCTTTTCACACACCAGGTACGGTTGGAGTTTGAGGAGAGGGAAGTGTCGTCTCTCGATGGAGACGGGTTGGGGTCCCGGGAACCGGGTCGGATCAGTCACGCCCCACGCGTTTGCGATAAACGCGCAGAGGTTCCCTCCACCCATTTTTGGTCTAAATTTGAAAAGCGGCTCGTCTCTAAGGTATTCCAGTCCAAGTCACGTGTATGATCACAAGTTCTACGGAGCCAACTCGACACCGGCAGCCTCCAGAATGTTTCCAAAACACTCGTGTGTGTAATGACACACGACGATCGCCTCGGACGCAACGCCAATCTTGATACCTATATTCTTGAGGGTAGTGAACATAGCCTCGTTCGAGTCCAGAGGCAACTTGATAGGTTCCTTCCCGCCTCGAAGCTTTTTGTCCACGGGCTTGGCATCCATCGCCCATACGCGCGCCGAAGTCTTGTCGAGCTCATAGAGCCCATCCGCGAGTTTCTTACCGACCGTCGTATCGAACTCGAGACCTCGTTGGGAGGCAGGTTCACTAGAACCCGCCTTGGTCTTTTTGGTAAACTGATCCCAGTTAATACCCTCCTTGACGGACGGAAACACGAGCACCTGTAGACCCTTATCAAAGGGTTCAACAGCCTTGGTCAAAATTTCGTTATTTAAATTTGTGCCATAGTCCATCCAAAATATACGTTCACCCGACTTGATAAGCTTTGGCAAAGACGACTTGTCCTCAATAAAGTGAATCTCCAAGTGCATACCGCGCATCATACACAGCATATGAAGATTCATAGCCGTGTGTAGGCTCGTCGCCGCGATGGACTTGTTCCGCGTGACCATACATACGTGGAGGACAGACATTGATATTTAGATGTCTCTAAGCCTTAAGCCTTGATTCAAGCGTGCCCTGGAACCGGATGTTTCCCACGTGACCTAGCACAGTCATGCAGTCCGCGAAAATCTGACCACCCATTTGTTGCCAACGCCGGCAAAAGGCGTAGTCCTCCGAAAGGTACCTCTTCGATACGGGGTCGATCATACAATCAAAAATAGCGTTGTACCGGTCGAGGTCACGATTCTGGTGGTCATTCACGCACTCGAGTTCTGGGTATTTCTCCTCCATCTTTCGGAAAACGTCACGCTTGATGAGCAGGAAGCCTGTGGGTCCGTCCAGAACCTCGGCAAACCCATCCTTGATTTGCGTCTGTTGGTACCGGAAATTCATGACGAGCGAAGAGGCGACCCGGGCCAAGTCCCGACCCTCTTTACCCGACTTGACGTAGGCCTCAGCCTGGTCCCACATGACGCACTTTTTGGGGTACGCGGCACAAGAGACATCGTGGCCCGACTTGATGAGACGGATAACAGACTCGGGGTCAAAGTGAATATCGGCATCAATAAACAAAAAGTGAGTCGCTTGAGTCTTTTGCATGAAACGGGCAACGGCGAGATTACGGGCCCGATGGACCAGAGACTCATTCTCGGTCGTATCAAGCATCATCTGGATACCGTGCTGGGCGCACGTACGCTGGAGACGAAGCATAGACTCGGCATAAGCCTGGAGGCAGACGCCGCCATAACACGGGGTCGAGACGAAAAGGACAACCTGACTCATTACACTCAAAACAACAAAAGTCCTTAACTATTCAAAAGTGCCTCAATCTTCGACAAAGTCGGCACGGAAATATCACAAATTCTACAAAGTTCGGCCCTCGAAGGCGCTCCTTGAACCTCCTTGAGGACGGAGGCCATAACGGCACACGCAATAGCCTTGGGTGTTCGGCCCATAAGCTCCACCTTGTCCTCCAAAGAGCGACACTTGGAAATAATACGCATCTTGATCCGCCCCCGCTCAGCCTCTGGAATACCCTGGACCTCGTTGAAAAATCGGCTCACGAGGTCGGCCGGTGTCGTGACGTGTACGACCGTCTCCGGAACCTGTTCCTGGTACATATCGAACGTCCGGCTCAAGTCCCTGGCCGGAATACCAAATGCATCTGCAATCTCCTGTGTCGTACGCGCGACCCCAGCCTCGCGACACGCCTGAAACACGCAATTGGCCTTGATGCCGTTCCGGACAGCTCCACGGGTCAAAACAGCCTCGTTGAACGCCTTGTACTTGATTTTGGCCGAATACATAACCGCCTCTGTAAGTCCCAACTCCCCCTTGCCTATTCTGTCCAACTCTGCGTACGCGTGGAACAGAGCCCGGTCCTTGTGATTCATCGAAGCGTGCATGTTTATCCGAGCCAAGCGTTTCGTGGCGTACGACGCGGCTCTGTTGACTGTCATATACGTCGTCTGACCCCAGGCGGCCGAAAAGTGATCCGTGTTCACAGGCGCACCGACGCGCGACGGGTCGGCCGTCTCCCCGTCCCCTCCAGAACGCCATTCAGGCTCCTCGCAAATGTACGACTCGTCGACCCGGCCACAATCTCGACAGACTGGTAAATCAATTTCCACGCCATCAAAAACTTTAGGACCTCCACAAAACTCGCACAGGAACTCGGACGCGGGTCCCGGGGCGGCGGGAACGTCCAACGTTTCCCTGAGTCTCGCAAAATCGGACCATGCGCGATCTATCAGGACATCCATGTTCAGCTGGGTACTGAAGAGGGCTGCGCCCCCTTGGGCCGAAAAAAACACGTTTTTCTAGTAATGAGCGCCCCAGTCGTCGACCATGCTAAGCGTGCCGTTATCCAGGAAATCACCTCCAAGTCTCCCTTTAACATTTTTAACATTGTGGCCATTGTTGCTATCCTCGTAATTGGCTATTTCCTGTATAAGAAATTCACGGACAAGTTCCAGAAGGGTGCCGTCAAGATTCCCGATATCATTGCGGCCCCACCCAAGATGGCTTCCAAGGCGGCTGCTGCGACCGTCATCGAGACGGTCCCTGAGGAGCCCGCCGTCATCGAGGAGCCTGGTACTCAGTAAATAGTATCGACCACGCCCCACTTCAAACACCTCTTGGCATCCATATACAGGTCCCTCTTCAGGAGCTTTGAGAGCCGCTTCTCAGGAATCTGAGTCTCGCGCGTGTATATTTCGCGAAACCTATCCATAAACTTTTCGAGGTTGTGCATTTGATCCTTAAAATCCTCGAACTTTCCCCAGGTTCCGTCCATATTCAGTTGGTGAATCAATATGTACGAATTCTCGGTCATGTGTCGGGACCGCCCGCCCAGGAGCACAAAGGTGGCGGCCGAGGCACACACGCCGTCGGCGATCGTCCGGACCTTACACGTCTTGATACGTGAGAGGGCGTCCATCGCACTCATTCCCGAGTGCAAGTCCCCACCGTCCGAACGGATCCAGATCCGAATTTCGGGACGAATATCTGAAAGCCCAAGGTCGAGGTGTTTGTGAAGCAGCTCGAGCTCAAGTTTCTTCAATTTCATGTTCAATTCAAGGACCGACTCTTCACAGACCTCACAGTGAAAGTAGACATCCGACCCTTGAACTTTGACGAAGGAGTCCTCGGCCTGTTCACACTGACAAGTTGTCATTCTTTTGGTTTTCAAACGAGGCTTTTCTTTAGGGCAGCTAGATCCTTCGGCTTGATCTTGTTGTATAGACTCAGATGGTTCAGAACGTCCAAGTCTTGTGTCGTGAGTCCGTGCTCTTTGAGCACACCCACGTCTCCTTTTTGGGCGTACGTGTGCAACAGGAGTATCTCGTCCATCGAGAGCCGTTTGCCGGGTACTCTTTGAGCAAGAGCTTCAAGACGTTTGGCCCGGGCGCACGCACTTTGGTACTTTGTCCAAATAGACCCGGGTCTGAGTGGGGGTCTAAGCGCGTGTCCTATCTTTACAGCAGGAAGAACACACCCCAAAAAGTTATAGTAAGGGTACAGGTCCCAACTTCCCCTGTATATTTCTGATTCAAAAATCATTGCCTCACTCAGAGACTCCATGATATCAGCCGGTTTACACATCCTAGAATCGGGGTAATTTTCATGTAAAATTGCTGTGACATTCCCAGGCTCATGGACCGAGTGACCTATAAAGTCTACCGGATTCACGTCCGAATGTTTAGAGACTAAACTTTCTATAAAGTCCCGAGCACCCTGAAACTCATCCTTGTCGTCACTTTTTAGAGTCAGGCTCTGAATGGCGTACCGTATGTCCCCTCGACACTTTTTCAGGACTTCGTCCGTGACCCCAGGGACGATCCGTCGTATGTCCTCTTCAGAAGGGACTGGAAAGTGGTACGTATGAATTTCAAAATCAAATTTGACAGGTATCTGAGACACGACCACGAAGAGCCCGTTGGTCGGGGGCCCCGTCAGTTCCCGTAGACCCACGAGGTCTTGGACCGACTCGTACTCGTCAAGGACGACGGGTACGCTAGTCCCTTGAATTCGTTCCAAAAATGTAAGAGTCGACCGCTTACTACTCAAGATCTCAGCCGTGAGCTCGATACATGGGTCCAGGGCGTTATGGACCGTCCATGTCTTGCCTATACCCGTCTTTCCTAGTACACATACAGCCGGTCCGAACTTCGTGAATTCGTGATCAAAATTGTGTGTGGGTTTCTTAAGATATCTGTCCATGGATCCAGAAGAAACGGAAGAGTCTTTGAGTAAGCAAGTATTAAATATGATACTTGAAAACAACGCAATACGGGACACGGCGTTCCCTTTCATAACAGGCTATCTTGTTTTTAACATAATCATCTTGGTCCTTTTGATCTACATTTCGATCCGAATTTCTCTGCGCTAAAAGTAATGGCGAAGGAACCTGTAAAATTGTACAAGGCTCGCAACGGGGGCTCCGCCCCGGTCGTTTTGCGCAGAGCGCAAAACTCCGTGCACAAGTTTATGGCTGTGTTTCCCGAAGGAGGACGAGGGTCAGGTGACCCGAGCCGAAAGGCGAAGCCTTTCGTCGTACGTTTTGGCCTCAAAGGGTTCTCGGACTATACGATACACAAAGACAAGGAGCGTATGAAGAGGTACGTCAAAAGGCACGCAGGCTCAGCAAGCGGCCTTCGTTCCCGACGTGAAAACTGGACACGGACGGGAGCCAAGACGGCGGGGTTCTGGTCTCGGTGGCTCTTGTGGTCCAAGCCAAACTTCAGTGCAGCTCTCAGGCAGACTGAGAAGGTCTTGGGCCGAAAAATTGT